TGCACCTTCAAGGCGCTTCGCGCATTCAATACAAGGTGCAGTCGTTACAAACACGCTGGCGCCGACGATGCCGCCCTTGGGCAGATCATCGAGCGGCGGCAGGGTGATGCCGAGTAGCTCGCAGATATGGAGCGCCTGGCCGTACCCCTCCAAGTCACGCGTCTTGCTGGCGTGGATCAGCACCGGGCCGAGGTATGACGTCGGCCAGTCCCGGTTTTCCACGTCCTTGTGGCCGTTGACGATGAGCCAGGCCCAGGGCTGGCGGATGGATAGCGCGATTCTCATGCCGCACCGCCTTTCGTCGTGTTGGGCACCCGCGCATACAATGGTTCCCAAACGCCCTGGTGGTCTCGTTCATTCACCCCTGCGTAAATCCAGTCCCCTATATCACTTTCGTCGCCACTCCACTCTCGGCGGTAGGCTACAACCTGAAATTCAGCCAGTTGTGCGCGCAACTGATCAATCTCATTTGCCGCAACGTGGCACGCTTCGCGGCTCATGATTATTTCAACGCCATCTTCATCGCACTGGCGACCGCCCCGCAAAACCTCAGTCAGTTCAAGCATATAATTTCCTATAAGGTGTAATTTTCTATAACCAGTAAGTCACTGAAAATTAACGGCATCTCAAAAACTGTGCCCAACAAATCATTCCAGCGGACGGGCGAAAAGCCGCCCGCCCCTGAATTCAGCCGTTGGTCGCATAGGTGGTATCGCAAACAAACGATTCCGCGTATCCGTTCCCGTAGGTTTTCAGGCAGCCGTTGGCGTCGAGATACCACCCCCGCACGGTGTAGGCTTTCCGGCCCCTTGCTCGCGCTATCCGCCCAACCCGGCAGTCGAGCGGAGGCTCGGCAGCAGCTTCGTTTGGTTCCGTCACAACAGTCCCCCCAGCGGGTCTACAGCAACCATTCTGGATAATGCAAGATCGTGATAAGTCCGGCTGATCTCAATGCCCGTGGCAACGGTTTTAGTGGAGTTGGCGGCAGGAAATACCGTACCTGAGCCGGCAAAGCAATCGAGGATTTTGTCTCCCGGGTAACACGTCCGGTTGATGAGTTCCGTGTAGAGTGCGACTGGTTTTTGCGCGCCATGTTCGTTTTTCCCCTCAGTAATGAATTCAAGTACATCGTTTGCGCCGACTTTAAGTACCTTCCGGGCTCCCTTGCTGGCAAATAGAATAGCCTCATATGTGAGTCGGGGGCCAAAGTCAGGTTTCGGTAGCATACCATTTTTCTTACTCCAGATCAGCGGCCGCTCCCAGACGTCCCAGCCGGCGAGTGCAAATTCGAGGGCAATGTCGGAGAAGTTCCGAATGTCGCAGAAGATATATGCATGAGCCTTGGCCTTGGTAATACGAAAGCCTTCGCGGGCGAGCTTCCCATAGCATTCCTTAGCATACTCCGGGTCATCTCGGTACTCATGCCCGGTAGATGCCATATCGCCGAAGGTATCTGCACCGACGCCATAAGGCGGATCGGTCAGGATAAGGTCAAACTCCCCCGACGCAAGGTTATGCAGTTCCACCAGACTGTCGCCGTGGATCAGTATGTGTGGAGTCTTTGACCCGTCAAAGGTTTCTGCCAGCTTCGCCCGGTGCTCGGCGTCAGCTTTTTTCCGCAGCACCTTCATGGCTTCCTTGGGGGACTTAGCCTTTTGCACATCAGGATCATCCAGATGCTTGGCAATGATCAGGGACTCGGAAACCTTGGTGATATGCCCGCCTGTTACAGCTTTCCCATGTATTTCTTCAGCCGTAGCTGTAACAGTTTGGGTCTTACCCTCAAGCGCAGCTTGGTCGGACCGTAGGGCATGAAGCTCAGCCATCGCGGAAGCTTGTTCTTGCCAGGTGAGGTCCACGCGAATAGTGTTTTCCTCAAGCTCGGCTTCACGGACCGCCAGATCGTCCAGCTCCCCGAGCAGCGTGACCGGGATTTGCTCCGCCGGGACAAAGGTATCATTGCACATCACTCCCATGTCAAGAAGATGAAGGGACTTAATAGCGCGTGTCCGGCGCTCGCCGGCGACAAGCACGAACCCGTCTGCGGTTTCTCGGACGACAGGCGGGTGCAGCAGGCCTTTGCTGTTAATCGAAGTAGCTAATTCCTGAATCTTCGTCTCGTCGAACTCCCGACGCTGCCGGTTCGGTGGAATTATCAGGGATTCGACTGGAATGATTTTCATTGTGGGGCTCCTTTAAACGTCTATTAAGATCTTCCAGATATCTGGCATACTGTCGGTCGAGAAATGCGCCGGATTCCTCCGACCAAAAACAAAATTCAGGTTCGTCATGCATATGCATACTCTCCTAGTGAGAAAGGGCAGGAGTCGCATTGACCTCCTGCCCTGGTGCTACGGAGTCGCGTTAGTAACTCATCACTTCACGCATGTCGCCAAGTTTCATATGCAACAACGGCTGCATGGTTTGCTTGGCGGCCTCGAGCCGGGTCGATTTCCATTTGATGATACCTGATCTTCCTGTTGATATTTTCCTCAACAGTCGGATTGTCCATCTTGGCAATGCCCCCGAGGGCGGACTTTTCACATACTACGGTTTCCGCGTACATGATCAGAGTGCCGCGACGGCCTTGACTTCAGCCTGGATCGAGACATTATCGCGCTTGTCAATGGAGTGACCCACGCGAATCATGGCGACCTGGCCGACCAGCATGCCCGGCGACCACGGGGCACCCGGCTTGTTCTGGCCCAGGGCATCGCGCAGCTTACCAAGCCCGACGTTTTTGCCCTTGCCCGTATCCAGCCCGCCGGAATCAGTCACATCCAGCCAGATGGTCTGATAAACCATCGGCTCGGCCATGCCGGTCTCGGTGCGCACGATCTCGTCATCGACCTTCCAGCCGACGTTGAGAAGGGCCTTACCAGTACCAGTAACCCGCGGAGTCACCGAGTTGATGGAGGCCTGGAACTCACCTTCGGGAACCGGGGTGTATTGGGTCGAGTTGGCTTCGGTGGTGGAGGAGTTCATGAACTGATCTGCATCAAATTGAGACATTTTCGTACCTTTCAAAGTTAAGTTGAGTTAAATGCCAGGTTTTAAGTCTTGGGCCGGACTAGGGATTGGATACCCTTTATGCAAGCCCGGCGTTCTTCTTCCAGGCTTGAATAATCGGAACAAAGCTCGGGGGAAGGGTTGCCGAGATCGGCACGTTCCGGGCTTTGGTATCGACGTTGCCAGTCGCGGTAGACCACATGAACTTGTCGGCCTCGCGCTTGACATGGATAACGTCAGAAAAGAATCGGGGAAGCTTCGGGCCGAGCTTGCGGCCCAGGGTGGATGCGGTCAGGCTGGTACCGCCGGTCACCTCGTCGGTCTCGCGCTCGAGATGGGAGATGAGTACAAAGTGGCACCGGGTGTCCACGCAGAGCTTGGTTAGCAGGCGCTCCAGGTTATCCACGGAAACCCCCCAATCAGCGATCGACTTGACGGGCTTGCTGCCGGCGATCAGGTTCATGGCCATGATGCTCAGGCCAGACAGGGAGTCCACCACGATGACGCGCTCAGGTCCCCAGGCGTCAACCCCGCCGAAGGTCTGGCCAGTGCGATCGTCCTTGAAATTCGCGAGACTTCCAAGCACGTCCAGGAATTCCGTGTACTTGGACTTGTTAATGTCGCTCATTTCGGACAGAGCTTTCAGCGAAAGCTTGTTGATCTTGGATGCACTATCGATCATGTCCGACCAGTCGGGGGAACTCGGCGGGATGTAGTGCCAATGCAGTTTGTCGCTCGGAATATCCGCGAGGACCTCCATGCCGGGCTCAGTAAACAGTACGAATACCTCGAGACCGGAATCCACCAAGGTGCGCAGCGAGTGGGTCTTGCCGGTGCCGCTGGCACCCATAAGGAGTACGTTGACTCCGGGAAGTTGCTTGATATCAGTCGTCATTTGTCCAGTTCCAATCGTAGTAATGCCTCACGGCGAAGTATCTCTTTTGGGAGATGTTTAATAAAATCCGGGTCCAAGTGCTTCCAGATGCTACCTCCAGGTTCACAATACCGGGGGGATTCATGCTTGCTGCATTCGTGGGTGAGTACGTTCCAGCGGGTAGCCGGGCTGATGATGCGCCGCGCCCACAGGTCTCCACAGTGCGGACAAAAGTAAGCATATGAATAGGGCGGATGCGGTTGCACGTGAGTGAACTCCAGGCCGATGGGGGCTTGACTCAGCATCTTCCCGTCGATCATACCAGGTCTGGGTCCAACGTCATAGCAGCCAGGTTACCCATTCCCAGATGACAGCCAGCACTGCTGAAACCATGATAAAGATTGTCCAGGCCGCAGCAAGCAATAGCGGAATGGCCAAGAAATATTCACTCTTCCACATGGTTAGGCTCCTTTGTGTAAAGGGTTCCACTCGCGCGGGCCGTATTCCGCTGCGATCCAGCGTTCCGGGTTCGGGGACTTGCACAGGGTGGCATAGCTGCACCCGCCGTACTGAGCACAGATGCCTTTGTCGAGGGCGAGCTTGATGTGCTGGCCGTTACGCAGGCGTTCGTAGGTCTGGATCATGGCCTCAATATCCCAGAGCAGGTTCTCGTACCAGCGGTCCAACATCCACTGCGGGCGGTGGATGATTGCCTGGGCGTGGCCGTATTTCTCCTTCAGAATTGAGATTCCTCGGATAATGGCGCCGCCGACTGGAAAATTAAATTGCTGACCCGCCCAGCAATATCCGGTGAACTGACTGTCCAGGTCCCACTGATCAAGCCAGGATTTTCCGAGCTGGCTGGCAGTCTTTTCATCAACGGCGTACAGGGTATCCTGGTAGACCCCAAGCATGTCAAACCGGCCTGCATACAGCAGCGGCTCGTTCGTATCAGGATGAAGAATCGGAAGGGGAACACTGAAGGTGAATTCAATCGCATGGTTACCTCCCGCGGATTTCATCGGCTTGACCGGGTCCACGCCAAGCGGGTATTCCAGGAAGTACTCCCACAGGGCTTCCATCATACGGGACTTGGTCTTGTTGATGTGTTCCGGGCACTCGAAGTCGCCGTAGAACTTAAGAAGCTGCTCGGTGCCGATTTTAATCGAAGCTTCGGGAGAAAGGCCTTGGTCGTAAAAGGCCTTGCGGGCATGTTCCAGGCCGGAGGCGAATGCCCCGCCTGCGTGGAGGTGGATGGACGGGGCCAGTGGCGCGATGTTGTAGCAGTTGGCATACGCCCACTTGGTGGGGCAGGTGACGAACTGACTGCGCGCTGTGTTATCGATGACAGGCGGGAAGTTCAGGCTGGGCATGGTGCTCATGCTTCCCTCGCTTTCAGCATGGCGTCTGCATATTCATAAGCCCAGCACGAAACCTTCTCAACCGGGCAGGTTTCCCATGTCGGCTGAGAGACCATCGCCTGCAGCGCCTTAGCAGCGAAGTAATCGCGCAGGGTCATGCCAGAGTGTCCTGGAGTGCCGATGTTTCCAACAACCACATCGTTTGCACTCGGAAACGCTGGCCCACCGTCAGCAATCTCGCTCATATTCCGAGCCCTCCAAGCAAGGTGTCGAGGTCCACGGGGGGCTTGGCTTCAGACTTGGCTTTGGTGGCCTTCTTGGCAGCAGCCTCCGTGATATCCCCGCTGCGTTTGGCGCGCAGGCTCTGGATGATTTCACGGTACTCGTCCAGGGAAACGTCCTCCCCGGCGAGCACCCGCTGGCGCAGGTCATTTAATCGTTCGGCTTCGGTCATTGGGTGGACTCCTTTATTCAATGGGTAATTGTGTCATAATGCGGCAAGGTTGTCAAGTATCCTTCAATACTCAATCGACTTCCACCCCTTGCTCGCGTAGATGCTTTCGGAGAAGCTCGGTCATGATGTTGCTGCGAACGCCGCGCGGGACTGTCCCGGTTAACGGGTCCGCATAATGCAGGTCGAACTTGACGGCCAACGGCAGCGGGACATGGAGCTTCCAGTCCACCGTTGGAATTACATTGGGCTTGCGGCCTCTAGCCATTTTTAATGCCTCGTGTCAGTGGAAGGTGGGTAGAAGTTATCCAGGGTAGTGGACTCGGTATCTTCATCGAGCATTTGCTGGAACGCATCGCCGTAGGCAACCAGGTCAAGCTGCACCTCGGGCACAGGCTTGTCGAAGACCATTGCGACTACCCGGGAGAAGTCTACCATGACCTTGACGAGCTGGGGGGCCAAGTCGTCTTGGTTAAGGTAGATCTTTTTGATGGCCGAGGCGAAACTCAGAATCACCGTGTCCGGGTTTTGCTTCATGAACCGAATCGAGTCGCCAAGGACTTTTTGCGGTTCGCCGTGCATAAAGGTGACGATTTTTTCATGCGCGAGCTGCGGGTCCCGGATAATGTCAGCGACTTGGGAATCCAGAGCTGCATTAAAAACCGTCGACGGAGAGACGCTTGCGCTCGCACAACCCGAAGCGAGCAACGGTTGCGAGTTTCAGGGTTTTATCGTAAGCTTCCGGGTAAAGGTTTTCCATGGTATATTAGCTCCTGTTAACGTGTGAGTACATAGCGGCGAAGGGTGGAAAAGGCACTGTCCCAGGTAACGACTTCGTTATCTTGGAGCACGGCATTGGCCTGGGTTTTAGTCAGGCGTTCCAAGATGCCAAGGGCGGAAATCGCTTCCCGCTTGCTGGGCACCCGGGCGCTCGAGGGGAGGGTTTCCCCGTGGGAACGTCCGGGTCGGGTATCGAGTACCTGTTCCAACGATGACAGGCGGCATGATTAATCTCCTGAGTCAATTGAATACCGATCGCCACACTCGGTACAGGTATATTCCCGGTAACAGTTTGAAGTCTTGGTAACCTCGTACTGATGTTGGCAGGGAAGGTCTTGCTTGTTGTGCCAGACGATGCCAGTCGGGCGGCCGGACATGTACTGGCCGCCGCAATTCTGGCAGGGTATGGTGTTATCGGCAGGGCTGTAACCGGCGCAGGTGTCCGGGTGCGAGCCCGTGTAGGGCTGGNGCTTGGTCCCATTGCAGACCGGGCACGTGCCGACGCTGCGGGGGTAGACGGGCTTAGTTAACATGAAGGTTCTCCAAAACATCGGGCAAGTCGGAAGGGGAATTCGCCGGAATGACTTTGTTGTTTTGTGCCCGGGCGCTACCGTAGGTGCGAATCATGGCTTCCTTGAACTCGCTATAATCCCAGCCGGTCGGCATGACGCGGGCAACCTTGAACTCGAATACGTCGCGGGTGCGAGCCTTTATGTATAGAGCGACGATCATGCGCGGGGTTCCTTAAAGTGCGGATTGATTGCGAGGCGTCCGGGCACGGACTTACCATTCGTGCGCCAGACAAGCCGGTGGGATAATGCACTGGGCATTTTGCTGTACTTCCGCCAGAAGCGGGCGGAAAATGCAGCCAGGATCTGGGGACAGATACAGGCCAGAATCATGCTGTACTGGTCTCCGTATTACGTACTTAAACAACGATGCTTAGTCATCACCAAACTCCAAACAAAGTTGTGGGGTATACAGCAGGGTGGTGAGCTTGTCCAGGGTAAGATCGGACAGGCACTGGGGGCAGGCGCTGACGGGTTGAACTTCTTCGTGGTAGTGGACTTCCAGGGGGAGGTCTCGGCACTCGAGGTCCGGGAGATAGCCTTCGGACCGGAACCACCGGCACTGAGCTTTGTCATGCGCCAGGATATAGAATTCGTTTTCCACAAACTCGGTTGTGGCGCCGCAACAGCGGCAGGTTTGCCTACGCAGGAATATTGCGCGGGCTGAGGGTTTCCAGGTGCTGTACCCGGTCCGCATTAATGCGATTTGCTTGGCGATGGATTTGGGGGACTGAACGGGAGTAGGCTTCGTTGCACTAGCCTTGCGTTGTTTGGCCGGCTTCGTGCCGAAATCCGCGAGGATGCTGGCGAGCAGGTCTTTGGTATCGAATGGGGGGAGGGACTGCGTCATGGTATTGGCTCCTTGGTTTATTTTTGGGGGCGGGTAAAACGGTTTTATGCGCCCCCACAATCATTGTGCCAACACCCGGCAAGGTTGTCAAGTCTTTTTTTACCTGGGATAGGTAATCAGGTGGATGTGTATTTTTGGAGAAAAAAAAAA